TTGTCCGTTGTTGTTCGCGCTAGTGCGTGGCAATCCTTGAAAAAAGTGGGTATGATTGTGGGTATCCCCTCACACATACCCGCTTTTTTTATGCTTAACGATACCCAAATCAGAAAGGCGAAACCAGCCGAAAAGCCTTATAAATTAACTGATTCCAACGGCCTGTATATCGTAATAAATCCGAACGGATCAAAACTGTGGCGTTATCGCTTCAGAATCGATGGAAAGGAATCCGTCTTTTCTATCGGCGCATATCCTGAAGTTTCATTAGCCGAAGCGCGTGAGAAGCGCAAGGAAGCGCGATTACTTGTTCAGCAGGGTATTAACCCAGTAAAAGACAGGGCAGACAGGAAACGCCAAAACACGCGCCAAAACAAAAACACGTTTCAGGCGATTGCCGAAGAATACTTTGCGACCAAGACAATCAGCAAAGGCAGTATTAAAGCCGCTCAAAGTATGCTTGAGCGTTATGCCTATCCGATCATAGGCGATACACCGATAACTAAAGTTACACCACGGCAAATCATGGAATGTTTAGACGTTTGCAAAGATAAGGGCGTTATCGTTTCAGGCATCTATACGCGCCAACATATGAGCGCAGTGTTCTTATATGCAATCCGTACAATGCGGGCCGAAGTTGACCCTACTCTTGCATTTGCCGGTTATCTCAAACGCCCTGAAATAACCCACGCCAAAGCCATGACCGTTGAGCAAATCAAGGCGTTCAAGAAAAGTCTGTCTGAGTATAACGGTTCGTTTGTCGTTAAAAAGTCCGTGCAGTTGCTACTTTACACAGCCGTCAGGACGATTGAAGCAAGGCGCGCGGAATGGGTCGATATTGACCTGCAATCGGGGATTTGGCGGATTCCTGCTAACAAGATGAAAAAAGCGCGATTACACATTGTGCCGTTATCGGATCAGGTTATTGAGATTCTGAAAGAGTTGCAGGCATTCACTGGCTCAGGTCGCCTACTCTTCCCAAATAGCAGACGGCCTGATGATATGATTTCAGCGACCACAATCAACAGGGCTTTAGAGTATATGGGGCTGACTATTTCCGGGCATGATTTCCGCGCGACACTCGCAACCAATCTGTCAGAGATGGGTTACGATCATGAGCATATCAAGGCGCAGCTTGCCCACGCTAAAGACAATCAGACAGACGCGGCCTATTTTCACGCAAAATACATTACGCAACGTCGCCAAATGCTTCAAGATTGGGCTGATTTTATAGATTCGCTTTAAGTTTATTTCATTAAAATCAGTGTGTTATATATTTTTTAATAAATTTGTCAAAAAATCTCTTGCATTGCCTCATCTAAAGAGGTAATATACACACATGGACAGACAACAAGTTCTGCCAAATATGACTAACCAACTGACCGCCTACGGGCGGATAGGAGCAAAAAATGAAAGCAAATCTTTTAAAAAACATGAGCAGCGAGGCACGCGAAGTTCTTTTTTCTAAATTCAATCCTGAAAATGACTACATTTTCCAAGCATTAAAAAAAGCTCAAGCCGAATTTGACGAAAAACTTAATCAAGCCGCCCAACCTCATGGATTCTTTGGCCGCGCGATGATTGATGAAAAATCTGTTTTAGGCGAGGCTGACTTTTTTAAATACCAACGCATCGGCAAAATTCTGGCAGCGCGCGAAGAGATGCTCTTAAAAAGAAAAAACCTTATTTTAAATTTCTTGGGCTTTTTTAATTAATTTTCAATACTGCCGCCTCCGGGCGGCAGAAAGGTCAAAAATGAAATTCTTAATAAATGTTATCAAAACGGAAAAAATTGAAGTAAAACGCCAATATGAAACTGTTACCCGATTCGACCGGATCAATACAGGCGAAACAAAAGAAGTAGAATTTAAACCCAAACAGAATCTATTAATTGTAGATGGCGAAGAGTTTAAAGTTTGCGAAGTTTTGGCGAAATCAATCAAAATCGGAAACGAAGATATTAAAACTGCCGAACTGATGACTTATAAAGATGGCCAGCAACATTTATTCTACTCGCTTGATGTGCTGGCCTTTTGGGATAAATTTGATGATTTACAATGGGGCAAAAAAGTATTTGGCGGTTATATCGCTAAATAACAAAGCCACCTGATTTATCAAGCGGCTTTTTGAGGGTTTTATGGCAAAAAGTAGAATGAGTATTACGGAGCGGCTTAAAAAGAGCCAAAAAAGAGAGGCGCGCCGCGATATGGCGCATGATTGGGCAGATAAGTGGGAGCAGGATTATTTGAGCCTACTCTCTCAAATCAAACAGGCAATCAGCAAAGGACATGATGACGAGCTTATCGACTTATTTGCCGATTTGCGCGCCTTGCAACAGCCTAAATTTGAGGCATTGCATCGAGTGATTGACGAGCTTATTACACCGACACGGGAGCTTATATGATTGATAACATGGAGCTTGGTTACACACCGGCAAACCTAAAAGCCCTGCGACAACAGCATGGACTAACGCGACAGAATGTTGCCGATATTACAGGCTCAGCGCTGAAAACCGCCCAAAAGTGGGAAACAAGCCCAAGCATGAGCAGTTTTGCGAATATGCCGCACACTAAATGGCTTAAATTGCTTGAATATATAGAGAATAAATGAGAAAAAGGCCGCCTGAAATCTCAGACGGCCTTTGTTTATTGAAGAGTATCAGATAACGCCTTATGCCGCGCCTTGCAATCATTGTACAAGCCAATAACTTGCAATGACCACGGCAACACATCCGCGCCTGTTCCGCCCTCAAGTTTAGGCAGATTCGGGCATGGTTGCACAAGGTCAGCAGGCGGTTTAATTGCCGTCGGCAATGGCGGCATTGATGATTGACAGCCCATCAGAATCAAGACAGGTATTCCGAAACACAGGCTTTTCAACAATCTTCTGCACTTGCACATAACGCACCCTTTCCTTTTCTTCTCGCACGGCCTTGCCGGTCTGATACGCGGCGGACGATTCGCGGTCTTGTTTCGCTTTCTCAATCGCGGCGTCTTTCAGACGGCCTGAAATTTCCGCCGCCATTGAATCACGTCCGCGCCGGTATTGGGCGGCATGGTCGTATTGCCACGCGCCCGCAATCAGCACAAAACCAATCACGATCAGAACCAGTTTCCAGTTTTTAAGTAGCAGGCTGTTCATAAGTTTTTAACATCGCTTGATAGTTTTTAATTTCGCTTTCGGCAAACTCAAACGCTTTAAAATCGGCGTTTTCGCTCGCTTCTTTGCTTTTGGCTTCCCATTCGGCGATACGCGCTTTCATAAATTCGACAGGATTCATGGCTACTCCTTAAACGTGCAAGCCAGGCAAATAGACAGTCTTGCCGCCTTTCTTGGTCGCTGTCATGATTTGGTTACGCATTGGGCTGTTACGGCGGAAACCTACATGCACCCATGCGCCATCACCACGTTCAGGAAACTCAAGAATCAACTGGTCAAAGGTCAGTTTGCCCTCGTCCCGCATTTTGATTAAAAGTTTCGCAAATGCCAAAGAGGTTAGGCCTACTGCATCACAGTCAGCCGCCAAGCCGAAACGATGGGCGGACGTTGGACTACCGCCTACAAGCTTGTTCACGCGCTCACTGCGGAAACAGCTTGTAACGATAATTCCGCGGCCAACATAGGCGCGGATTTTCTCAAGCTGTTGCGCTGTGTAATAGATGTTGTCCATTTCGGCATTAGACGGCGTGTTTGGCACACCAGCACGGCGGGCGGTTTCGCTTCGTGTCAGTTCTTTTAAACTAAAGTTTTTCGTGATTTGCATTTTTACTGCTCCATTTAAAAAGGCCGTCTGATTTCAGACGACCTGTTGTTACTCTTTGCTATCGATAAATTTGTCAGCCGTTTTCTTGACCCATTTTTTCATCAAGCCCGGGGCAAGGGTTTTCACGGTATCCATGGCGTGGCCTGTCAAAATGCCGACAAACGCGCCGGCAATAGCGCAAGTCCAAACTTGGTTAACCATCAAAAACCGTTCCACTACCGCCGCCGCTGCCACTGCCGATACAACCGCCTCAAAAACACTCGAAACGATTTTGTCGTGGTCTTTAATACTCGACCACGCACTACCGACAATACCGCCCCCTATGGCAAACAGGTAGCCAAATTGGAAAAAATCCATTATTCCCCCTTTAGGCTATCTTTCAATTTTTCGCCCGAAAACAAGAATTTAAGTGAGTTGTTACCAGCCAAAAGGCACAAGAAAGACAGAATCGGCGGAATGACCATGCCTGTATGAGCAGGCGGGAACGCTCCCCAAAACGCCTGAGCCGTCAGATACCAAATGAACGCCGACACCAGCAACAAATAGCCTGAAAAGACGTTTCCGCGGTACGTCTGCCAGTACATCGCGGCCAACTGTAACAAGCCGATACCGCCGAAAACTGGAATCAGGATAGATTCAGGTATCGTCTTGAATTTGTAATAGATAGGCCAGTCGTAAAGATCGACAGGCGAAAACGCGAAAACGGCGGCATAACCAATCATCGACAGCCCACTGGCAAACTCGACAACGCGCGTCCCAGTGCCAAACAGCCACTTCTGAAAACGTACAGGCAAAAAACGCCATTCCAAAACATATTTAACCCATTTCAATGAGTTACTCATTTCCAATCTCCAAAGAAAAAGGACTTTTTGACAAAATTATCAAAAAGTCCGTTTACAAAAAAAAGCCATCAAAAATCATGGCAAGTTAGTCGGCCAAGGCTCATTAGTCAGGTATAAAATAGGACTCACACGAATATCCCCAATATCTCTATCAGTAGGGACAGGGTCTGTGAATTGGAAACGTAGCATATTGCCATCGCCTGGACCGCCAACATACCACGTTCCGTAAGGAATCCCTTTGTCATTGTAGATGCCGCCAATTAAACTAAATTCTGGCCTAAAACCTTGCGGCACTTGGTGCAAACCTAAAATAAAAACATTCCTTTCTCTGTCAGACGGTTGCAGGGAATACCCTGGGCCACCACGTCGCACGATACCGAACCAACCCCATTGCAAGCCGCCGAATTGATACATCACAGTGTCATTTTTTCGGCGTACTTTCAGATAAGAGTTGCCCAATTTTGAAGCAATAGTAAGCGTTCGCCAGCCAGTATCCCCAGTCAAGACTTCCCAGCCTTGGTTCTCCGCTCCGGTTCGTTTTATCCATTTCAACGCGCCATTAGTAGCTGCTGTGTCCACGTAGGTTGTCCCAACTGGTGCAGTAACCTTTCCGTTAGGCATACCAGTGCCGTGGATTTCATACTCATTGGCTTGCCCAGATGGGGCGTTTGTGGCCGCTTGACTTGGTAGCGTTACACTTCCACCACCGTCTGACAGCGTGAGTGTATTTCCAGATAAGGTCAGTTTTTGCGGGATGCCCACACCGTCTTGACCATCTCGCCCTGGCTCGCCATTATCGCCTTTCGCGCCTTTAAGGGATTTAAGCCATTCACTTACTGAGCCGAAATTCAAATCACCACCGGCCATATCATATGCCGAAGCCCCATCCCTCCCAGGTTCGCCATCACGGCCTTTTAAACTTGCCAGCCATTGCGCTTCATTGCCTGTATAGCCATTTGCAACCGCTATTTCATAGGCTGATTTGCCGTCTTGCCCACGCTCGCCTTGCAAACCTTGTGGGCCAATAGGTCCTTGAATACCTTGCAAACCTTGCTGACCTGTCTCACCACGTTGTCCTTGTGGCCCAGTCAATCCTTGCGGGCCTTGTGGTCCGATTGGTCCACGCTCTCCTGTGTCGCCCTTATCGCCTTTTAAGCCTCTCTCTCCTGTGTCGCCTTTGTCGCCCTTGGCACCAGCAGCACCGTCTGCGCCTCGTTCGCCTTTTGCACCAGCCGCGCCATCTTCGCCTTTCTCCCCTCGTTCGCCCTTGAACTTAGCGAGAAACTCCTCAAAAGTGCCAGTAAAGCCAAGCTCCCTTTTAGCGCGGTCGTACAGGTCTTGCCCTGCACCTTGAGCAATGGCGGTTTCCTTAACGTCAATCTCGACAGACGGCGTTTTATCGGATAGGGTAAATACATATTCCGTCATAGCGTTACCACCTCCAGTAAGCAAATTTCGCCACGAATCAGCGTGTGCCGTGTCGATACGTTCAAAATGTCGTATTTGGCACGTCGCCATTTCGCGTCTTTTGAAAATTCAGGCGGAAACTCAAGCGTTAGGACGTTTTCAGACACTTGGATATTTGCCGTAGTCTCGAACTTCTCGCCAGTGCTTGGCTCAACCATCATTTTTAAATTAGCGGTCGATAAATCAAACGGTTTACCGTCCGCCGTTACCGTTACTTCAAAACGCCGGGCGTTTCCGCGCGGTATCTCGATGTTTATAATCGGGATTTCCGCTTTAATTTTAATCATAACTCCCCCTTTCAGGGTTTTTGACAAATTTATCAAAAAGTCAAAAATAAAAGGCCGTCATGTTTCAGACGCCCTCTATCGGTTACTTGGAATTTTTACGCTCCAAAGCCTCGACTTTCTCGGTAAGCTCCTGAATGGCTTTAGTCAAAACTGGAATGAACGTTTCATACTCGATTGTGTATGTGTCGTTCTTCAGGTTTACCATCGGCAACTGCCCATATTCAGATTCAAGCGCGGCAACGTCTTGAGCGATAAACCAGTGACGTAGTCTATCTTCCTTATGGCTGCCGTCTTTCTTAGGCTTCGCCCACCACTTGCGCAATTTTTCAGAACGCTCATCTTCCGGCAAGTCTTGGAAAAGCTCGTCAACGTATGAATCGCGGCGGTCATAGTAACCAGTAACAGGCTTCAGTTTCATGACAAACTCCAAGCCCTTTTCAAGCGGCTTGATGTCTGTCTTGTCTCGACCGTCTGAACGAATATTCACGGTCGTTGGCGCATAAAGCGTTTGTCCTGCGCTACCAATTTGGATTTCATTATCGCCGTTAAGCCGCGCGTTGTAGCCAATGGCGATTGAGTTTGTGATTTTGCCACTGAGCATATCGCCCTGAACGTTTCGATAACCTGCTGAATCGCCAATAAAAACGCTGTTTTCACTGCTGATATTTGGGGCGCACCAATAGCCGACCGCAACACTGGAAGAGTGATTGCCTTTTCGCATTGCGGAAGCTCCAACTGCGGTTGCTTGTCGGTAGTTAGAACCTGACAAAGCCGCGTCTGCGCCGATAATGGTAGTGTATGCCGCCGTCAATGCGCTATTCATCGCATTTGCACCTACTATGGTTAATTCCTCGTTCTTCGCGGCGGATGATGTTGCTGAGTAAACAAACCTCAGTTCCGCACTGCCCGAAGTATTGAGCGATTTAGGGCTATTAACCGTAATAGTCGTTTCAGTAGCGGAAACAACTTCAACAGGCACAACATCGCCTTGCAACGTCTGCGCCGCGCCTGATGTCAAACGGATACCAACCCAATAAGTCGCTTTCGCTCCCCGAAGATTCGAGAATGTCAGCGTAATGGTATTTCCTGATTGGGTATAAGTACCTGATTCCGTGCCATTCCATACAACATCACCGCCATTCGGTGCGCGGTTTCGTTCGAGATTTTCCATTGCAGCAGAACCGATGACGGTTGTCTTATCAACCGCTTTGGCGTTCTTCGCCGCGTCTCCACCGATAACTACCTGCGCCTCTTGGTTTTGGTATTGCGCCAAAACAGACTGCCCAATCGCCACGGTTTTGCTGGTTTTAGACGGCCAAAAAACTTCAATGTCGCCAGTCAAGCCAACTGGTGCAGTACCGCCCAATGCACCGCCGCCAAGTACAACGTTTGAATACCCCGTTCCCAAGCCTTGCCCAGCGTTACGACCGATTGCAACGTTCGAGTATCCGCTTGTAATGCCACGACCGGCATTGCCGCCGATGCCGATATTGCGCGTGCCTGCCATTTTGGACTGGTCGTACCACTCGGTTTCCGCTTGCACACTAATCAGGCTATCAGGTCCGATCGCAATGTTGTCGCGGCTGATACGCGAAAAGCCCTGCGCACGGTCTCCGATGGCAATGCCGGAAACGCATTTTTCCATCTGCGCCATTGCACCCTCACCAATGGCAACTAATCCCGTGCCTGTCCATTCGTTGGACTTGAGATTAGCCGCCGCTCCTGAGCCTGTAATAAAACGACCGATGCCGCTACGAATCGGCTGATACTGCATATCAACGGTTTTACCGCTAATCGTAAATTTGCCGTTTGTATATTTGTTTTTCGTTGGGTATTTCGTCCCCATGTCAACAGTCAAACCAAGACAATCAACAAATACGCCCAGCGCGGCAGATTCAGCGGTGTTTACGGCTTCTTTTGCGTTGTTCTTAGATGGCAGGTAACCAAAATCATACAGGCTCATTGCGCCGTCAAATACGCGCTTCCAGCGCAAATCATCTACACCAACAATTACCGTCACAGAATTATCAGCAGACGCCTTATCCAACGGGTCAGCAATAAACAGCCCGTCGCCATAACCTGCCCCAGTTTCATGGTAGCCACATACAAACACCACGCCATCGCCTGAGAACTGGCGTAACTCATTAATATTCTTGACAATATGAACCTTTTTAACCAATTCCTTGTCAAGCTCGACTGAGTTGTTTCGGCGGTAGATAAAGTTGATTTTCTCGTCAAGGCGGCGAAGAACCCAGTTGAACTGTTCTTTTGTCGGCGGTCGGTTACCAATACTTCCCCAGCCGTCAGAATATTGGTTTTCGTCCCAAGGTTTGGATTTGCCAGTAACGGCAAAGGTTTGCGTGAACCATTTTTCAGACATTTGTCATTTCCAATCCGTAAAAAAAAGGCCGTCTGAATCAGACAGCCTATTGGTTAAATTTTAATAATTGCAGGAAAGGCAATATTTCGCGGTCGTGTTTCTTCGCCGCCAGTGTTTGACGTGTAGGGGAACGAGTTATCACGGTCAACGCCACCGCCTGAACCAAGTTGCCCAGTCGCTGCAACGCCGTTCGGGTATTGCATCGAACCCTCGCCAAAGTATGTGATGTGCTTATGGCTTTTAATTTCATCGGCTTGGTATGTGCCGATTCTACGGTTAGCGTCAATGCCCCTGCCATTGTCTAAGGCGCGAATAAACTCGCCGCGAATATCAGGCAGATTGAATGTTGTCGCACCGTTACCGCTGCCGTAGGTCGTGCCGATTGCCGCGAATAGGTCGGGATATTCATCACGCGGGACAGCCAAGCCGTTACACAGCAACCAACCGTCAGGAACGGCGGTAGATGCAGTGTAGAGAATTGAACCGCTCGGAGCAGCTTTCATAATGCGCTCATTCAAGATTCTGCCCTGATTCGCAGACAGCGCAGCATCTCCGGCACTAGACGTCAGGTTATCGACCACGGACGTAGCCGCCTCGGTAATCATCAGTTGAATGGCGCGTTTCAACCGTTCGTTATCGCCAACAGTGAGCGGCGTTTTGTCTTTTGTCCAAGTTGCCGCCATTTGCGCGAATAAATACGCGGCTTTCTCGTCAGCCAAGAATTGAAGCTGGTTGAACTGCTCAACAGTCGGCGGGTCGTTATTAATTGCCGCCCAGCCTGCCTGATATTCGTCAGCCGTCCAGTCTTGGCGGTCGCCATTCTTGCCGAATGACCGCTTGAACCAATCAAATAAATTCACTTCACAATCTCGCTTTCTGAAAGCATAACGCCCTCGTCAAATCCTTGGTAACCTTGGTCCTCAAATCCGAACGGGTGTTCTTCATCAAATGCCATGACCTCGATGCCCACGCCGGCTGCTTTAGGAATCAGGCTTCGCATATTGTTCAGCAGGTACTTGGGCGTTTTCCGCGAATTAAAGACAAGCTGAATCTTGGCGTTCCCTGCGTCAAATACCCGCACCATCGAAGTATCAAACACCATTCTCATAGCGTTGATGATTTCCTCAACAGTGCCATGACCGTTGTTTACGGCAATCTTCCACTTGAGCAACATTCGATATTCGTAGTCAGGCAATGACACGCTGCCGCCTGTCGTTCGCTCGTAGGCGCGGCGTAATCTCGCCTGCCCAAAGCCTTTAACGTCTGTCTGTTCCTCAAAGCCGAAGAAGATAATCGATTCGGCATTGTTGAGCGTGCGCTTCAGCCCGACAATATCGCCGATTCTGTCCAACTGCACGCCCTCGGCAGTATCAAGCCCGCGCTTGAATTGCAAATCAAAAAAAGCCTTGTGCAAACCGTTCATCGGCTGATACAAGGCTTTAACGAAGCTCTCAAAAACAGGCTTGTTCCTGAATTGGTTTAGGCAGTTCCCCCATGCGTGGCTACCGTGGTCGTAATCTCGAATCATCAAGACACCTCAATTCGCGTTAGGTCGAAAATCGCCCGTTCGTAAGTGTTAATCACGATATTTTGCGAAGAATACTCACTGTCAGCAGGTTTTGAGCCTAGCTCCGACTGAACCGCAAATTTCAAATCAACAGTCGAAACGCCCGGCACTTTAAACACGGCGCAGAAGAATTTCTGCAACAACACATCATCGCCAACCGTCAACGCCTTGCCAATTTCCAAGATGTTCTGCCGAATCGTATCAAAGCCGTCGGTCGGGAATTGCGCTTCCGTGCCGTCAAGCATTTGCAGTTTAGCCTTAACCCAAATGTAACGGTAATTCGGACGGCTGAAAGCAATTTGTTTCAATCCTGTATCGGTTTGAATTTGCTTCACAATATCGCCGTTCGTATCAATCCCTGCCGCCTTGTATTTGTGCAAGGCTTGGGCAATATCATCTTCATTGCCGCCATCGATAACCAGCTTGATAGAATGTGGTTTAAGCTCGTTCGCCGTCTTGTCCGTGTCGTTTTCAAACAGCTTAATATCTGTCGCTGTCGGGATTGCGTCAGTGATGTTGGCGATAATTGAGTCATAAGTCGCCGCGCCCAGTGTATAAACACCAGTCTGATAGCGGCGGCGCAGTTCCTCGTCTGTCTCCACCCCACGGCCTGCAACAGACTGAAGATTTGAAACGCGCTTCACGCCTGCAATCAGGGTGATAAGCTCGTTAATCATTCCCTCCGAAGCCACGTCATTCACACCATCAAGCGGCGAAGCGGAAACAGGCGAACCAATTTCAATAAACGACAGCCCGGCTGACAATTGCACCACCATAGAAGATGAAGTCTTGACCGCTACACGAATCGCCGCGCCTGTTGTCGATACGGCATAATTCGTTGACGATAAAGCCGCCGCCAAACCGCGTAATACGCTGATTGTCGTGGCGTTCTTCCCACTTGTGAACGAATACTTCACGCCATCAACCGTTACGGAATAAGTCGTATCGTCCGCAACCGTCGGCGCAATCAACACGTCCGCCGCATTGGTAGATGACACGCTGATAGATTCAGACGTTGCCCAAACGACTTGAGTATCAGAGTTACGAATCTCCGAACCGGCAGGAATATAAGTGCCTTGGTCGCCATAAAAAATAACCGTGGCTTTTGCGCTCGCCGCCTGCAATCGTGATACGCCTGAAAACGACACCGCGTTATCAAGTGATACGCCCGTTGCCGTTGTAGGGTACATCGCGTTATAAACGCCCTCCGCCACATTCCACAGCGCGGCTTCACGGTCGGCAAATGTGTTGATTAAAATGCCGATAATGCTGTCAGGGCGCGTTTGAATATCATCAGAGATTCCATGTTCACGCAGCCGCGCTTTGAAATCGTCAATAATCGCAAGGCGGATTTCAGGCAGTCTCATTTTGACAAAGCCTGCCGCCGTTACTCCGATTTTTTCCGCCATAATTACACCTTATATTCAAATTTAACCATGCCCTCTTTGGTTTCCGCCTCGCCGTTGACGTAGAGATAACGGCTTTGAGAATCCACACTTAAGTGCAGCCTCCGAACGGCGGAAACATCAGGCACATCCTTTATTTTCGTCCGCAAAATGGCTTCAATAGCCGCCCTATTTGGTTGCTTCACAAGGACGCTTTCGAAATACGGCACACCATGATTCACATCTAAGAACCATTCGCCCAGAAAGGTCTGCAACGTGATTTTAATTTGCTGTTTGACACGTTCCGCGCCGTCAACAAAATTGAAGTCTTGGTTTAACGTCAGGTCATGCCCAGCAGTTAAGGCAATGTCAATACTCATAAAATCCCCTACTTCGGCGCAGATGTTGTACCGCCGCTGTCGCCGGTATGCGTATGACCCATTAAAGAGATACCGCCAGCAGTAACGTCATCAGTCGCCGTCACACCGCCTTTAATATCGATATCCCCCTCACAGGAAACACCATGCCCACCGCTCACCGCCATGCCGCCCGAACCAGTAATTTGACCAATTGTTGTAGAATTGCCTGTAAAGTTCGATTCAGGCGCATCAACTTTGAAATTCGTCGCAATAATGGTTACTTCGCCGGACGGGGCAAGTGTCATGCTTGCGCTCCCACAAATCAGCCGTAGATTTGCCGTATCGGCCACACCAACACCGGGGCGAACCATCGGACTTGCAAAACAATCCGACAGGTCAAACCGTCGCGGGTCTGTCGGCGCTTCGTCCGAACCTGAAAGCCAGTTTTCCAATGCATCTTCGGAAAAATGCAGCAGCACATCATCGCCTGCTTGCAACGGTACGCTTATCATCGCACTGCCGCCCATTCCGGTCGGGAAGCAAACAGGAACGCTCACGATTTGCGGTGCTGGCAAACTGTCGCCACTAGACAGGGCAATCGGCATGGCAGGCTTTACCACCGCAAGAGAACCGTCCCAACTCACAATCTTGCCGGGCAAGCAGGTATGGATTTCAGACAGCTCAGACTTAATTTCTTCTGCAATATCCGTCATTTAATCTCTTTCAGTTCCAATTCGCTAACCCAGTCGCCATCATCTAGCGCGCCGGAATGTTTCACGTTCTCGACACGGTAGAAATCGTTAATTTCACGGCTTTCGACTTTGACAATATCGCCGGGATTGATGAATGGCAGAAGCAGGCTCGTTACTTTCCAGCCGTCGCGCTGTTGTTCAGCGGAAACAATTTCTTTTTGCTTACCCTTTTTCGTAGCGATTGGTGCTTTTTCTCTCGCTCCCTCGCGTTGCTTTTCAGGGTAGCCAATCAACCCGCTGTCAGGCGAAATAACGACCGCTTGTCGCTTGGTTGTATTGAGCTTTTTAATAACCTGAAGCGTCTGATTCTGCACCGACCATTCCAAGCCAGTGCCAGCGACAACCTTGTCTAAAGCCTTCCGCGCCGCGCCCATGAAGCTAAAACCATGCTCCCACGTCCGATTCGGTACATCTTTGTCCATGACAAGGTGCAGATTCATTTGCCCGGCAATGTCTTTGATGATTGTGTGAGCGTTCACGCCTTTGCCATAGCCCAACGATACGGCAGAATCACGCAATTCGACCCAACCATCAGCTACAAGCAACTCTGTAACGCGATTCTCGCCGTCAAGGTAAGTATAGGCATCAACCACACCCCCAGCCGCCATCAGTACATCTTCTTCCTCTTCCTTGTAACCGGCATACAAAACACAAAAGCCATCAGGTTTACTGATGGCCTCTACGGTTTCTGGCTTTAGGTTGTAGATTTTGATTTTGTGCTGATTCGGATCGGGTTTTGTCGTTTTCTCAATCTCAAATTCAATATGAATCGGCGGCTTGATTTCTTTGCCCTGTCCGCCTGATTTCCCAACAACAAGCCGATACGTTCGGTCAAATTTAAACATAATCTGCCCTATTCATCGCGTGATATATACACCAATTCAACCACATCATCGACAAAATCACTTCTTCCGATTGTCGTTTTTGAAGTATCTAAACACGTTGCAATCAGATAGCCTTTAGGTAAGTCCAAATGCGGATAATTGCCAAGCAATGGGTAATTCGTGATGATACGGATACCAGACAAAACGCTTTCATTGTTGGCATTGGCAACCGTAAGCGTCCAAATTTCCGCTTCATCATTCCATGCGAAATGCAGAAAATATGTCACATCGTCAAGTTCGGCCTCGACCTCAAAATCGTTTGCGTCAATCAACGGAATTTTTATCATCGTCCCCACCCAAATGCCTGACTTGCTTTACTCGTTGGTCTCATGGTTTTGCCTGCCTTTTGAGACGTTTGCGCGGCTTTATCAGCAGAAGCAACTGCCTGCGCCTTGTCCGCCCCTTTCGGGCTTGGCGTTGTCTTGGATTTAGCCGCCTTTGAAACCGTTGAAGATTTGCTCTTCGTGTTGGTTACTTTACCGCCTTTCTTCTTGGTTTCGCCTGCCTTGCCCTTATTCGCCGCCTTTACCTTACCCTCCGGCACGTCCGTAGTTTCAACGGTAGCCTTTCTGATATGCGATAACTCAAGACTGACTGTCAGACACTCGCCGTCATCAACGTTGCGCCCTATGTCGCACGATTCGATGGCGAAATCAACATACATATCCATGCCGGTGATAACCGTGATGGGCGTTCGTTGCTCATGCAGCAGGCGCAAGGCTTCTTTTGCGTTAATCAGCTTCTGCCGCCCTGCCTCGCCTCGCAGTACAACGGTTGCACTGGTTACAATGCCCTCAATATGCAGCTTCTCATTTTCATTGCTGATATGGTCGGTAATCGGCGAACCGTCCTCAACAACGTACTTCGTAACCTTGCTTGTGAGTGTTACAGTCTCTTCAAGCAATGCGTCAAGCTCAAGCGTGCCGATTTGCGTTCTTGTGTTTCCGATACCGAAAACTAGATTCACTAAACTCATTATCGCACCCCTGATAATCGTGGCATAGGACGGATTCCATTCACCGTTGTGGCAGCCGCCCTTGCAGGATTGCGGGCACCATTAACCGTGATATTATTCACTTGGCTAACAGAACCACCGCCGCCTGCCGATGGAATCTTCGCAGAAGCGCCCATGATGAAATTCACACCCGCGGAAATCATGCCTTTAAAGCTGTTCCATTTAGCGGCAATCCCGTCAATCATGCTGATGATTCCACCAATAGCACTATCCCAAACGCTTTTAATCCATTGCCCTGCCGCCGCGCCTGCCGCTTTAACAGAACCCCAATGACTGCTTATTAAAGACACCGCCGCAGAAATGGACATGACGACCATCATCAACGGGCCGCCAATAATGCCAATCAGCAAGCCGACAGCCTCTTTTACACCGTGAAAGCGAGAAGTTATCTCTTCTACTTTCGCGGTAATCCAGCTTATCGCGCTATTCCATGTGTCTTGAATCCATTGGGCAACCGCTTCAGCGGCCGCTTTAATATCGTCCCAATAGTAAATAATCGCAGCAATCGCCGCGCCAACCGCCAAAACAACAAGCGTTAATGGGCCACCAATCACGCCAACAACCACACCGACAGCCGTCACAATTGAGCCAATCACACCAATCAATGACGAAACAATCGTAAAGACGGTGAACAGAACCGCCGCAATCGCCGCACCTTTTGCCAGCCATTCGCCCAACTCCATGCCTGCGCCGCCTAAAAAGTCCTTGATTGCAATCAGCGTTTCTTTGACCGCGTTAATCTGATCGCGCCATTCCTCAACACGCCCAATCAGCCCACCTGTTACTGATACACCGCCTTGCAGCCATGTGATGATGTCCTCGCCGATAAGGTAGATGCCGTACAGCAACGCCGCGTATTTGAGCATTTGCCCAATCATGAAGCCGTTTTTAAACGTCATAGCAGCGGTTAATCTCATTCTCGCAGCGGCGAATAGGTTTGTTGCTCCTGTTGCCGCAAGAACAGCAGTTCGGAATTGGACGATATAGTACGAAGCGAACGCAATAGCCGCCAACCTGCCAATATCAACAAGCGTTTCGGCAATTTCTTTCAGGTCGTCTGCATCGATATTTTCGAGAATTTCCTGAAACGCCTTTAAACCGCGTTTCGCACCGTCAAAGATACCGGCTCGCCCAATCTCCCGCTTCAGGCGGTTGAATTGGTCGCCGATGTTGGACGTAATGCCCTCCCAAGTGTTTGAGAGTTTATCCATCGCTCCGGCGTACTTCTCGTTCCAGATGGCCTGCAAGGTCGCCTGAATCTGCTCACGGCTGTTGGCATCAACCAGCTTGGTTTGCTGCTTGCCTGCGCTGTCTGTGTATGTGTAGGCAATTTTGCCCGCCTGTTTCGCGACCTTAATGCCAAACTCTTTGAGGCGTTCATTTTCGCCTGTAACAGCGTCCGCGATTGCCTCAACCGCCTGCATGATAGGCTTGCCCATCGCCGCCGATGTATCGCCAAGCGTTCGCAGCAAATCGTCTTTGATTGGATTCATGCCATAGGCACGAAGTTTAATAAAGGCATCAGTAACGCCTGCAATATCATAAGGCGTTTTAGCGGCAAATTCTGAAATCCAGCCCATTGAGGATTTGGCCTTTTCGCTTGACCCCTCAATCGTACCTAAGATTGTTTCAAACTTCTCAAATTCCGCGCTTGTGCTAATCACAGACTTAATCAGCGCACCGCCTGCGGCAACACTGAAAAGCCCGATTAATTTGCCTTTGATTCCGTCAATAATACCGCTTGTCTGCTGCAAGCCGTCATTCATGTTTTTGCCTAAGGCTTTGGCTTCGGTTTGCGCACCTTTTAAAGCGGCTTGATACTTCTTAATTCCCGATTCTTCAAGCTTAAACTTGAGAACCGTCACTAACTCTTTCATTACGCTCATTTTGCACGCTCCATCGCCTCAGCCTCGGCAGCCGCCTGAGAATCCATCAAGGCGTTAATCTTCAGCAGGTCAATCAATGAAGCAGTTCCGTTCTTGACCTCGGTCAAGGTTACGAAACCGCCCATGATTGGCCGCCAAATCAGAAACTCCGCTTTTATTTCTTCGCGGAATTGTCCGTTTTCTTGGTTTTTAATTTGTCGGCCAGTCCAGAACGGCCTAGCCATTGCGTCAAAGGGTCGGCGAAATTCTCCTTAATGATTTCTACCAACAATTCGAGAATCTGCACCGCGTTTTCAAAGACGATTTCACGGTGGTCAGCAGTCAATCGCACAAATTCGCGGTCGTCTTTATCGTAAACCGACACATAATCAGGCGTAATCAGACGTTCCGCCCATTCAGTCAACTGCTTGCCGGTAAAGTGGGACGACAGCGATTCAATGGTTTTCATGACCGAATCTTCGCCATCTGCCGCCAAATTACCCAGCGCCGGCAGTAACTCTTTCTGCAAGTCGCCAAACACGCCCAACGCCGTAAACGCGTCCATGCGGATAATGCCGAACTTGTTTTGACCAATCGTCACTTCTTTAGAAATGCTCATTAGTTACCCCCTGCGATATACTCGGCGGCGGCGGTCTCGAACGTCCATTCGCGCGTACCAACCTCTTGAGAAAATTCAGTGTTTGCTTTTTTGACAATCCAAGCCGAACCGGCCGCAAACATGGTATCGCCGCGCAAGTCTTTAATCGTCAACGGCAAAGGCAACGCACCACCCGATACTTGGTCTGCGTCATATAATCGGCTCAAAACCGTGTTGGTTTCACTTGTTGACAGCAACGTAATAGCCACTTTGCAGCGCTTGTCTGCGCTCATAGAACGGGCTACTTCGCCATCCGCGCCTGCTTTACTTGTTACGCCGTCAGACATCATCTCAATGTTCACAAACGTGCCATCTGCCAAGCCTTTAAAGCTATGCGCGCCGAACGTGATTGCCACTTTGTCGCTTGCGTATGTTTTAACACCAGCCATCTTTTAATCTCCAAAAGAAAGGCCGTCATATTTCAGACGGCCTGTTAATTACAGGGTATAAGCCAAAGCAAACTTGATTTCAACCAAGTGGATTGCGCCAGCCAAACGCGCTACGCCACCAACATCTTGCAAGATACGTTTTGCTTTAGTGTTTGGCGAAATATCGGAAGAACGCGGATATTTGATAACGTATGATTCCAATACTTTATTTTCGGAATCCAATTCAGGCTGTGCAATGCCGCCACGTTGTACGCCCAAGTCCAAGCTTTGGCGCATGGCGTTAACGATAACCTGAATACCCTTGTCGGTATATGGCACTTTGCCGCCTGCATTAATCAGCGCATAGGCTACGTCAGCCTGCATATTCGCTTTAAGCCAATCGCGGAAACGGATGACGTCAATCCATTCGCCGCTTGCTGTTTTGGCCTGTTGAGAAATCGAGAAAGAACCGAAATTCTCAAAGGTTGAGCCGTTCTTGCTTTGAACGACAATCACATGGCTTTCAAGCAGTGTATCGGCGGTAATGCCGTTCAGTTTCACGTTTGCCCAAGTTTCTTGACCGGGGTAATAAGTGAAACGGTCTGCCATCAGCGCCAATTCAGGAAACTCAGTTTCGGCTTTTGTGTGGTACATGCCAAACGTGTAGGCATAGCCCTTAGTTTTCAGTTGGCTCAAAATATCCGTGTCGGTTGAGCCGTCCGTAATCTGTTCATCAGCCGAAGCCGTACCAAACATTTTATGATTTGCTTCAGCCCATGCCGCCACTTCCAACACATCAGCGGCTTTTCGGCTGGAAATAGCCAAGCCGTACCAGTCGCCGCCTGCTTTTTGAATAGCAGACAGTGCGTCCGTCCATGATTCGGTAGAAGATTCTTCCTGCTTGTCCAAGTTCACATATTTCAGCGTAAACGCTTCGTCAGAAGAAATTGTCAGCACGTTGTTATTGACGGAAACAGTCACGCCAATAGAAGCGGCAGCAGTTTTCAAGGCTGTGGCGATTGCGCTTGGTTGCATTTCCGCCGTGCCGGTAGTGCTTGCCGTTTGAGTTACCGTTTCGCCGCCAACCTTGCGGGCAACGGTAATTTTATATTCAGCGGCTTTGGCTTTATTGACGGCCAGTTTCACGCTGTTGATTTGCTTGCGGCCGATGTACAGCTTGCTTGGGTGCTTGCCTTGCGAGAACCAAGCCTGCGCAGCCAAATACACCAAATCAGTAGGACGTGCGCCCATCTCAAGAAGCTGGTCTGCGCCGGTAATGGCCATCATGCGGCTCAAATTCAGGCAATGCGGCACAACAAACATACCGTCTGAAAAGCTTGATGTTGCAATGCCTGTAGTGTTCAGACTAATCTGAACATCCACAAGGCGGTCGATACTTGCCATAGTTATTACTCCATAAAAAAGCAGCCCTATGGCTGCGTATCAATATTTAAATCTACCGATTCAATGAAATCGATGGTTTCCGTTGTGTTTGCCGTGTAGCGGTAACGGAAGCCCAAGACTGCCTGTTGCTCATGGTCTCGCTCAAATAGCTTGGGCGCGTGTTGTATCGTGTCAAAATCGACAATGTCGGCGTTAGCGGCTTCCAGCATATCTAAGACGCGCTCTGTCTGTAGGCGCATGGCCACTTCGTCAAGAATCTTGTCAGAATCCTTACCGAAACAGGTTAGATAGACACTGGCCTCGCGGTTCGCGTCAATCTGCCGACTGCCATCATCGGCAACATTGCCGACAATAGCACCCCATTGGGCGTTAACCGTTCGGACATCAAGCAGGAAGAACGTTGTTCTTGGGCGTTTACCGTTTTCGTATGCCCAAATGACAGGGTAATCGCAAACGCTTTCAATGATGTTATAAAGGTCGTCTCTCATGATTCAACCTCCGTTACAGCGTAATAACGGTAATGGCTAATCACACCCATTTGATTAGGCGCAATCGCGATCACACGATATTCACGCCCCTGCCATAAAATAACATCGCCTTGTTCATCCGTTCCCTCTACCCTCAACAGTTCGTCAGTGTAGATTTTAACGGCTCGCTCAATGCGCTTACCTTCGGGCAGGTTTTGCATATCATCATTGGTTACAGGCTGGACGCTCGCCATGATTTGCAGGGTTTCCGATTCTTCATCGGCTACCCAACGGCCTTTAACGTACCTCCCGCCTGCAAAGCGTTTCACCGTTTGCGGTTTCCTAAAACTCATCATTCGATTTTCCACCTTACAGAGTTAACGAGTTGACCTGTATCAATCAGCGGTTTGCTTGAGCCTTTACGCTTGATGGTTGCAGGCGCATTGGGCACCCAGCCGCCGTTACGGATATGGCCTTTTAACACGTCTTGATACCACTGCCCAAGCTGAGACAGCCCTGCACTTGCGGACATTCCGTCCATAACACGGTAAACAATGCGTTTCTTGGCCTCGGCAATTTGCCCTTGATTCTTGTCGAAACAGTCATTGACAAAAGGCCGTGATGGGATATTTCTTGTGCCGAAATGGTTGTAGACGGCAATATCGACAATATCAACACCGTCATGCGAACCACTACCGGCTTGGATACCCACCTTGACCTGCTTGTCTTTAAGCTGAATGACGTTCTCAAGCGCCTTATCAAGCCCCATATCCGACAGCTTGACCGATATATCAAAGACACCCACAACAGCCACCAATCGCGCCAGCGCCGACAGTAATAGCGCCAACACGCTTGCAGACGTTGTTCAGCTTTTCATAACGCGCCAAAAAGCCATAAGGGTCTGCCGAATTGCTGCCGTTGTTCCCGTATGAACGCGACAAGTCGCCCTCTTTCTCGGAAGTTACGCCAGCAGGAATTACGCCCACCAATTCCGCCTGTTGTCGTAATGACAGCAAGTAGGCCGCGTAGTAATAGACAGCCTCTTTCTGCTTTGCTTCAGGCAGGCAGGACGGCGCAAAATCAATGGAAGCAACCAACGTATCATGCAAGACGGCTTCGTCCATCGTCTGCAACATCGGCGCGTACAGAAGCAGGGTTTTTACAGATACGTCAGAACATTCCATTTAAGCTTCCTTTGCCAGTGTCAGCAGTTCGTCTTTTTTGGCGTTTGCGTCAAACTGAACACCTTTTGCTTTCAGGTATTCTTTCAATTCCGCAACAGTCATGCCGTCCAAATCTTCAGGCTGTTCTTCTACTGTTGTCGGGATTTCGTTGCTTGTCGCTTCTACCAGTTGACCGCTTTCCAACAGGCGCTTAACGCCGTTGTCGTTTTCGTCAACCTGCACGACATCAAGCGGTGCAACCACGATACTGCCGTTCAACACAACAACAGACGGCTTCACGTTTTTGACATAAATCATCTTTTAATCTCCAAGAGAAAGCCGCCATATTTCAGGCGGCTTCAAGATTAAGCGGCAGGCACTTCGGCTTTTGAGAATGCCAAAGCGTAATGCACGGCAACACCAGCAGTGCGAGCGTAGCAAGGAACAACCAATTCAAGGTTACGCGCTTGCGCTTCCAGTTGGTTGAATTGCATCACTACTTCGTGGCTCATGTTCTCGGCGTCAAATTCGCCGATGAATACCAAGTGAGCGCCACCAGTGCCTGCTTTGTCAAACTCAGGCGCTTCCACCAGTTGCAAGCCCGGATGTTTCTTATTAAAGAAGCCCCAAACGGTCTCACCAGTGCCGGCAGTGTAGATTTTTGAAGTTACGATTGCATGAAGAGTGGAAGAAAGAATCAGCTTGTTAGGCGTGTGAACACCTTTAGACTGCAAGCGGACTGCGTTCCACAAGGCATCGAGATTCTGCATCAATTCTTCGCCGGTGCATTTGTCCCATGATTTCGCAACAGGCAAGGTAGTTTGACCGATATTCGGGTGATTAGTCATGCCGTACAAGTTATAGTCGGCATCGCCAACCATCGCCACCTGATTCAGCTTCACTTCAACCGCACGACGTGCCGCTTCGGCTTTCTTGGTCGGCAGGTTTTGACCCAAACCGGCAGATGCTTTCAGTTCCATCACGTTATAGCCGTAGCTGTTACCGATGGTTTTGACGCGGATTGTGTGCTCTTTACCCTCCACGTCAGCGCGTGGCAGGTCGTCGGCATAGTTTGCGATAATCTTCGCCATACCCACAACGTCATAGACTTTGTAAGTGATGGTTTCAGCCCATTCAGGCGCGTCAGATTCTTGCGGAATCAGCGACAAGCCCAACATCGGCGGGCGTTTCTTCTCGTAAACTTTGGCTTTTACGTAGTCCAGTTCACGCGCAACAAAGACACTTTGGTCTTCATTGAACTTCTGACCCATATTTTGAACAAAAGCGGCGATTGTGCTTTTCTCCGCTTCGTCATAATGCATGTGTTTTTGATTCATTAGTTACCCCTTTAAACAGTAGGCGCGTGCAATTCAACGCAGGCGATTTTCTCGCCGTTCACGTCTTTGACATCGCGAATCGTGGCGTTAGTCAAAGTGTTTGCAGCAGTGTTATCAATCAGGCCGTTCGCATCGAATTTAACAGCCTCGCCAGCGGTGGCAGTTTTACCGGTAGCAACACGCGCCCAGCACAGGCCACGGGTCATCACAGACACGCAATCGCCTTGCTTATACGGCTCAAGCTGAGCGTGTGAGTGGATGGTTACGCCGATGGCGGCTTTTACGCCTTTACCGGCCACAATCAAGCCTTTGGCGTCCTTGCCAACAATCACGCCTGATTGCAAGCCGTCAGCCGCAACAGCGCCACTTTCAACGCGGTCAAAGCCGCTGTCTGCTTTCATGCCTGCAAACGCAGGATTCATGTAGTTATCGTACATTGCCATTATTTACCCTCCTGATTACCGGCAATCATTTTGGCGCGTGCTTCAGCGGCCGACATGCCTGCTTCGGCTTTGCCCTCTGCCATATCTTGGCGTTGGCCTGCAACGGCTTTGGCTTTTGCGGCTTCTTCATGCGCCACAATCGCCATATCAAACGCGGCGGCCACATAGTCGTCAGATTTGCCGTCCATATTCAGACTGTCGCCACGAATGGCCTTGATTACGCCAATTTTGATTTCACGGTCGGCGGAATCTTGCTTAAACTCAACGTTATGCGCTTTCGCCACCGCTTCCAGTTCCAAGCGTTCACGCGCAACGGTCAGCGCATCTTGCTTGAACTTGTCTTGCTCAGCTTGCAGTTTTTTCAAATCAGCTTCGGCGGAATCGGCGCGTGCTTCGGCTTTATCCTTGGCCGCTACCGTTTCCGCTTGGTCTTGTTTCAGTTTGTTGTAAGCCTGAATTACTTCAGGCGCGGCGTCATATTCGATACCGTTGTCCAAACGTAGTTTTGTCATTGAGACATCTCCATCATTAATAACGGCTTCTTCGTCGCCGTCCATGTTCAAACGTGCATTACCTGCACGCCCCCTGCTTACAATAGCCAAATGGTTAGGGACGATGTTCCGTTGCACCGCATCATAACGTTCACCGTTAGGCGTGATGCCCGGCGTTTCGTCCAAATCTAACTCATAGCCTACTGAAAGTTCTTTGTTGCCTGCGTTTACCGCCGCCACATTGTGAATCACAATATCGGCAATCAGGTTGTCTCCGTCCTGTCGTGCAGGCGTAAGCACCGCGCCGATTGTATGATTTGCCGCGTTTGCGCTTGTAACCTTGCCTGGATGGCCGTTTGTGATCGGAATCCCTGCATAAAGTGCCAAGCTGTCCGCCTTGAATACTTCTTCAGGCGGGCGATATTCTCGCCGTTCACTGCCGTCAGCGTTGCGGTAAATAAAAACCCCTGTCCGTGTTAGAACAGGGGTATCTTTAATAAATCCTTCGTCCGTTCGCTTTGCCTTGATGGGCGCACGGTCATAACGTATTGCCATAAACAACACCTTTCAAATCTTCCAAGTCAGGAAACACAGCCTCGGCGGAACAACGGCAATTTATCGGGTTGCCCGGGTGTCCGTCTTTTGGCGGCTCGTCCCATTTGAACTTTTCACCCTCTCTATGCTTGTGTTCTTCCCTGACACGCTCGTCTAAAGAAGTACGCCAAACGTAGCTTTCAACACCAATGTTCTTTTGCCTTGCCATCGTAAGCTGCCCGTTCAGCTTCCCGATTTGGTCTCTTGCGATCAGCTTCGCACGGTTTCGCGGCAAGTCGAATGTTTCGCGCACAACCTCGGCTATCATCTTGCTTGGCTTACCGGCACGAACCGCCGCAACGATTTTGCCGTGCAGTTGGTCGAGATATTGAGATGGGATAGACTTAATCAGTTTGATGTTTTCAGCTTCCCACGCCGCCAACAAGTCAGCGAGAAACGGCTCAGTTGTAAATATATCGACACCAAACACCGAGCGGAAAACCGCATGGAATTGCTGGCGGTTGAATCTATCCACGGCCATCATGATTTGCTTAATGCTTGGCAACGTGCTACCAGCACCAAGAAAACCAAGCAACCACACGCGCAAATCTTCAAACCAGCCTGTTGACTCGGGAATGTCCTCAATGCTATCAAGCCGTAGATTCAGCAACGGCAAACGCGCCTCGACCTCTTTTACAAGGCCGTCAGCGTATGCCGTCAGCAGTTGCTCATACTCTCGCTCAATTGCCAGCGGATAAAGCCATCGTTTAGGCTTTCGCTTTTTCTTCGGCATAGTCAACATTTCGTCCTGCTGCCTCCAACGTCAAGCCAAACATTCCTTGCAAAGCCAAGAAGTCCGCCGCTTGTGTTTCACTCATTGCGCCAGTGCTTACAGCTTTTTCGACCGTAGCAATAACAACGCTGTCGGTATCGGCCTTGAGCTTCTTCATCTCCGCTTCTTCTTTAGCAGTCGGCACATACAACGGCGGCCATTCGATACGCCACCCGGCAGGCACTTTTGAGGCCATGTGTTTTTGAGCGCAAATCATTGACACAAGCCGCTCTAATGCAGGTTGAGCGCGTAGCCTTTCAGCCGCCGCAACCTCGTGGAACGTCCGCAAATCGCCCTCGCCTGTAGCGTTCAAACCGCTTGCGCTGTCGCCAAACAATACGCTAATCGGCAAGCCACACTCAGCCGATACGACTTGCTCAAACTTGCCGATGATATCGGTCAAGCTACCCAAGCCCATATCGCGGATTTCGTAGTCATCTTCCGAATCAACAGCAACGGTATTCAAAACGCCGCGCGTCATATCGACTGCGTTAATGCGTTTCTGTACCGCCGATTCCATATCGGCCGCGATTGCTTCGGCCAAGCCTTTCATCTTATAGACTGGCTGTTGCTTGCGGTCGAGAATCTGCTTAGTCTTGTTCCGCGCTTCTTCCCAGTCTAAGACTGCCTGATACGCTCGCTCTGTTACACTTCGGCCTTGCCAGTAAATCTGCGTGTGTCGCATTACTTCGGGCAATAAGTCGCCAGCAATCGGAATCAATCGGCTTTCATGCACCACAAAATCGGACTTGCTTGTCCTGATACGGTATCGCTCCGGCGTTCCGTAGTTCGGTTTTGTCGCGTCATTGTACAAACCGCCCTCGACAGACACCTGAGTAATATCATAGACGCGCAATTCTTCGATGTTGTCCAGTTGCTCAAAGCTCAATTCCGCCGTCAGGTCTGCGTTATCGTTAGTTACTGCCACGATACACGCGCCACCAAACAGACGGCAAAAGCTCAAAGCCTTTGAAATATTTGCAGCTACGTCCAAACGGTCTAATTCGTCAGAAATCAGGCCGTCTGAATCGTTTGTAATCTTCACGCCGGCAGACATCGCCTTATGTGCGGGTAAGTCAACAATGCGCGAAAAAATACCCCCACTCGCATAAAGAACAGGGGCGCTTGTCGTCCGTATCTTGGCGCTCACACCGTAGCGACTGCCCAAGACAGCAGACATGTAGTCGTCTACTCTAAATTTTTTCATGTCAACGCCTTAAATCTAGACAAATTGTCAGGTTTCCCGATTAGCTCCCCAAACGCACGGCTGCAAGCGTCAATACGGTCGTCATGGCTACCGTTCGGGAATAACCGCATTTCGTCAATCAACCCTTTGTTCCAATCGCCGCGCAACATCATGACGTTACCCACGTTAACCTGCGCTGCGAATGGCTCGGCTCTCGTTATCTTGTCGCCCGATTCAGGGCTGGTTACAACATTGAAGCCTGCCAACATGCGCGTCAGGTGCAAGGCTTGGGTTTTACCAGCTTGCCCAGGGTCTTGCGGTATCGACTGCATAACCAACCGACCATCAAGCGCGGCAGTGTTTCGCAACATCGCGTCTCGTTCGTCAGGGGCTTTGTCGCCGTGAACAATATCCGCAATAATGATTCGCCCGTCTTGATACAAGCCGATTTTCGCGCCTGCTGTTGGGTCTCCCCCGACTGTTGCGCCTAAGTCCCAACCACGACACCAGCGGACTTGCCCCGTAGGGATTGCGTCAACTATTTGCATTTGGTCAGGCTTAAACACACCACCATCAGGCGGAGCGGGTCGCTGCATATACTGCCCGGCAAATACATACGGCGCAGCTTGCTCCATGCGGCGCAGTGTTTCAATATCGTGCTTTTCAGGCCATAACGCCGTGCCGTCGTCTTGTATGGCAGGCAAGCACAAATGCTCCCATTCCTCGCCGTTACCTCCATCAAGCAACCAGCCTGCAATATCTTTCTCATGCAACCTCTGCATAATCACAACAATAGGCGTGTCAATGCTATTCTTTCGAGATTCCAGCGTGTTCTGAAACCAGTCAATAACGTTTTGCCGCCTAACCTCGCTTCGTGCTTCATCTGCTTTGTGCAGGTCGTCTAAGATTAGCGCGCCTCCGAAACCGTCTCGGTGCTTACCTGCACCAAATCCCGTAATCGTGCCGCCTGTGCCGGTTGCATACATCACACCACCGGCAGTCGTCTTCCAGTGATGGCTGCTCTCGCTCGCAAGCTCCACGCCTGGAAATATCGCCCGGTATTCTTCATGCTGTAGCAGGTTTCTGATTTGCACTGAGTTATTGACGGCCAACGTTGCCGAATAGCTCGCATGAATAAACTCACTGTCAGGCACACGCCCCATCGCCCACGCGATAAAATTCACAACCGCAATTTCCGTTTTCGAGTATCGCGGCGGAATGTTGATAATCAGGCGCTTTGTTTCGCCGTTAAAAACACGCTCAAGGGCATTACAGATTAAGGCGTGATGGCGTGCCTGCGTCCACTGATAGCCTCTCCGTTCGCGGAACATCCAGCGCGTGAACATGTACAGATTGATGGAACTTAAATCACGAATAACGGATATTTCAGCCTCATTGAATTGCTCTAGTGCCATTTTATTCTAACTTCCTTTGCGAAATTGCATAAAAATGGCAATCTAGCCGTCCATAGGATTAGCATTTTATGCTAAACCTTGTTCAAAACATCTTCAGCAATCTTGCGAAACTCTTCGGCATTAAGCCGTACTGCTGGCGTCATACTGCCATCGCTCGATTTCACGTCAATCTCTTGCTTGTCGCCGTATTTCTTCGGCGCAATCTTGGAAGCCGCCCATTTTCGCGCGTCTATCTGCAATTTGGCTTTTGAAACTGCCGCGCTCTCTGCTTCTGCACTGTCGGCAATCTCGATAATCTCTTCTGCGAAATAATCCGCCTGTTTCTCTCTCGCGCGCGCGTATTGTTCCGAAAACTCTTTATTTTCAATCAGCCACTTACACACGGTTGATGTTGTAGGCATACCGTCCTCAGCGCATATTGAGCGCAAGCTTCTGCCGTTTGCGATTTTCTCGCATATCTTTTCTGCCATCTCGTCGCTGTATTTACTCGGACGGCCTGTTTTGCGTTTTGTGTCGCTCATAAACCCTCCTCTAAAAAAGAAACCGTCTAACTCCGACCCTTCTCAGAATTAGACGGCTAAACACACTTGACTCACAGGAAAAATGGAACGCCCTACACCGTCAAGGCATAGGGCGAAGTGCAAGAACCGCTTTATAGTCTGTCTTGGCATGACAGCCATCAGGCCGGGCAAACGCGTTTCACTTGCACCGCGTTTTGTTACGACTCTCTCTCGTATGTAGGGCGCGACCCCTAGTTTGGTTTGGAAGCGTCCGCGGCATCTTCCTCAACGGCTACGCCGCCCCTTTTGCCGTCGCCAATTATGGCATGGCTAGAAACCTGAAATTCAGGCGGTCTGAAACAAATCGGGCTGCAACAGGTTCACTTCGCACTGCCTGATTTTGGCGGCAATATAGTGCTTTTCCTGTTTACGCAGATTCAAATCACGCCCTGCATGACTTCCGCGCGTAAATGACGCCGTTTCCTGATTGCGCCATGCGTCCAATTCTGCCTGTACTTTCGCCCGAACCGCTTCGCCACGATTCCAATAATCGTACAGCACTAAAAAACATTCTTCCTGATACCGCTCCACCGTTTCCTGCAAATCGGCGCGGACTTTGGCGGCATTGATACTGAACAACCAGCCGTTCAGCTTCTTCAGCGGAATATAAAGCATTTCCTGTTCGCCGCTTTGGGTAGGTGTAGTCATATGCCTACACCCATATTTTGTAACGTTTTTTTGCAATTTCTTGGATTGCGTCGCCCAATCCAGCCCCATGCCATGCACAATTGGGCGCATGGCAACATACACTTGTCCGTCATACTCGGCGGCAATCAGTCTCGCCCCCTCAAAAGGGATATACAGGCTTTTGTTCACTTACATTCTCCAATAAAAAAGCCCCGGCTCGAAAGCACGGGGCTGATTTACTGCGGCACTCCCACCGCAAAGCGGCTCGGTATCTACGCGATTTAAGGCTGCCTGAAATGCAAAAACCGCCCTATAAAGGCGGTTCATATAGCTATTTCCAAACTATAGCATAATTGTACCAAATTCCTCCGCTATGTCAAGCGATTAAATAAAATTTCTTGCGCTTTTGATTGCTTTGTCGAAATTATCTCTCTTCGCTTGTTCATATTGGGCAAAATCTTCTTGTTTCATGACGATTCCAGCTTCCTCGAAATCATCTTGCAATTTCAAGCTGATTGACGTTTCAAGCTCTGCAATCACACGGCCAACTTTCTCTGCCTGACGGTAAATATAGCCATTAGACAGGTCATATTTATCCATGATTGCCGCTTTCTTTGGAAACTTCCTCAAGATATTCGACACCAGCGCATCACATATCAGCAGGTTTACGCCGTTGTTCTGCTCTTCGATATAGGCGGTAATATCCACAATCCCGCTTAAGTCCTCGCTGTATTTACACTCAACCACTGCAAGCTCGTATCGGTTTAACACGCGCTCAATACGGCTAATAATCATCGCGGCGTTTGCGTGTGTCTCGGCTTGCGTTAAATCCCCACCTCCACCCATAACGCCCTTAGATTCGCACCAGTGCATGACTGAAGCTGTGTTGTTCATCGGCTCCATTCTTACGCCCCTGATTTTATACACATCGAGTAAGACTTGTTCCACGTTCCTGTACATCTACATGCTCCAACTGATTTTAAATTCGTTCGCCGCCCATGATTGGATATTGTTTTGATACTCTGTCATTTCCGCCACACTCAGCCTTGTAGTGCTGATTGGCGTTTTAAGCTCGCTTCCGTCCGGCATGGCTTTTAGCTCAAAGCCCAGAAAATAGCCTTTACAATATTCGTGCCATGTTTCTGCGCTGTACCGTCTGCCATTGACCCACGCCTTATCTGCTAATTCCCCGTAGATTGCCCAAAGCCTTTTATTCTGCTCATGGCTGCGCTTGGCTTTGTAAGGTCGGATCGTGATTTCTAAATCCCCATTCTTGACCCAGTTTTTAAGCTCGGTAGTAAACAGGGTTATGATGTTATCCGCATTTTCTGCGGTTGCTTTGAATTTCTGACTATTCATATTCTGACAAGCACAGGCCACGCGCTACGAAGCACACAAAAGACACACCAGCCAACACCGCGCCGATACCAATCAATCCCAATAAAATCATCTCAATCTCCTAACAAATCCCGAACCTGTTGCAATAACTCTCGCTCCGTGCCGTACAAGCTCTCAAACGTTCGCGGCGCGGCGTGAAAGGCTATCCCTACTCCACCAGTCCGATGATGGGCAGGGCATAGCGGTATCGTCTCAAAATGGCTGTTCCGCCGTCCTATCCCTGCACCGTTTCGGATATGGTGCACCTCTGCCGGTATGTCGTATCGCCCACTGTTACGGCAGACGATACAACCGATAGAAGCCACGCGCTCAAGGTGCTTCTTTTCCTCTTTGGTTTTGCTCATTTCAAAACCTCTGCAATTCCTATATCAAGTCCGCCGTTCTCTCTTGGCTCGCTTGAATATGTTGCTAAAATAAATCTGACTTGGTTGTCGTTGTGATAGACAACGCCTTGCAAGGCATCGACAGCGACCTTTAGGCAGTTATCAAGGTCAAGTATTACCTTGCTTGCCGTGCCGTCCTTGTTCATCTTCGGCACCAGGCTGACAAACAGGATTACATCTTTTTCAGACGGCCTAAAACCTGCCCTTTCTGCCGCGTGAGAAACGCAAAGCTTGTACGCTTTCGCCTCCTTGCTTAATACTTGCCGATTCCGAAAGGTTTTCCAGTATCGGTTAGTGCTTATCGGGTAAAGCAGGGAAAGAACATTTGCCCTTTCCGCCGCCTCTACTATTTGCTCAATCGGGATTAATACGGCCAATGCCCACCCCAATCATCGTCTTGATTTCGTACTTTCTTTGCGACCCATTCGACAAAGCCAATCGCCAACACTACGACCGATACACAAATCAAAAATACTGCAAGCTTCATAAGTAGCTCCATTCCATGCCGAATTGTTTGTAAATGCTTTCCGCCACGCCGATAGGCCAGTATTGCGGGTCTAATTGCGGGCAAGCCTCGTTTGCAAGCTCTGCTGAAATACTCATGCTTACCGCGCCGCGCTTGGCTGAGAACAGTCGTTCTTCGTCTGCGTCTGTAAACTCTTTCGCCCTCTGGCGCGTACCGGGCAATTTTGGCTTCTTGACCGCATAGTATTTCGCGTGATATTCAGCCTGACACTGCCGGCATCTGCTGCTGTATTGCTGAATCCCCTGTTTGTTAAAGCCTTTTTTATAAAACTCGCTGATTGGCTTTCTTTCTTCACATCCTGAGCATTTGCGCGTTTCCATTCCCCCTACTCCTTTTCTCGTTGTCCAAATTCATCAATCGGCGGCATATCTACCAAAATAGTGATTGCGATCAGCGCCGCTATTGCACCAAGCCCGATAAGAAACAAAGTCATCATTTTCTTCCCTTTCTTCTTTTCAACAGTTCCAATTCAGTTTTCAGACGTTGGTTTTCTGCTTTCAGTGTCGTATCTGCTTTAACTTTCGAGATTGCGATAATCTCTGATTTAACCCTTGCAAGCTCTGCGTTCTTCGCTTCGATTTCCGCTTGCAGTTCTTCGATTTTCTGAGCTTGAGCGGTCATTTTTGCCATTAGGCCGTTGGAAGTGCGTTTTTCATCGTTCAGACGGCTGATTGTTTCAGACAGGTTCGCGCTGACCATTTCCGCCGCCTTTTCTATTTCGGCTTTTTCGGCTTTCATGCCTGCGTTTTCCTTTTCCAGATTGTAATTTCGCTTAGTGATATCCGTGTTTTCCTGCTCCAGCTTGTAAAACTGATTGGCGTACATATCCAACATTGCACCGTAGGTATCAATATCGTCCATGTAGGTTTGCTTAGGCACGCCGCCCAATTTCCCGATTAACCAATTTTTCATTTTCCGTTTTCCTTTCCGTATTTCTTTTCAATCAATCTTTCCACGCGGTTTATTGCCATGCTCAGTGCTTCGTAGCTTTGCGTGTAGGCTGCGTATAACACGCCGTCCAATGCGTTCAAGTGTGCATGTTCAAAGCCGCAACATTCCGCTTTATCAGCCATCAGGTCATACTCCGATGGGGTCATATTCAGCATTACCGGCCTGTTTCCGATTTGGTCTTTGAGATACCAGACGGCCTTTTCCAAATCCTCTTTGCCGTTCTTATGCTCAAATCGCCAAATGTATTTAAACGCGTTGCCAAGATTGAAATTCAGCAGTCTTGTAAACTCGATACATTCATGCTTTCGTGTCTTGTAATGATTAGGGTTGATGTTGTCTTTCATTTCGTTTTCCTTGTTAAAAGTGACTTACAATTTCCCGAATCAAATCGGCCGGGATTGCCGACCGGTGAATTTTTCTATTGCTTTTCACCTGCTTCATCCTGAACGCCGCTTTATTCGCATTTTTCAGGTTCATTAACACGCTTGAGGCAAATCCTGTTCTTTTGAGTGGGAAGTCATCGCTGTATGCCGAATAGCAGGCTTTATTCTTTATAAAATTCAACCCATTACGCTTCATTCTCTCAAACAACATTGATGCTTGCGGGTTCTCGATAACAAACGGAATTTCTAAAACTTTCACAAGCTCGCAAACAAACAATGCTGTCAAATCCCCATTCACACCCCCCCTCAAATATCTCGAATATGCCTCATTCACTTCTGGCGCGTTACGCTTAACCAATTTACTTATCGATGGGTAATTGAGCGTCTTCCAATTTTCAAAAGTCCGAAGTTGCAACGTTTCTTTGTCTCGATACGCGTTCCCTCCTCCTCGCGTAGCGGTTGCGAAGCTCCAAGATTCACATGGAGGGCTTGCCATCAATAAATCAAACGGCTCGGTCTTGTGCATATCGACCAGTTTTTTTATGTTTTTCATATCCGCCAAATCCATAACAATGTCAGCGTTGCCAATCCCTACTGATACGACATCATGCTCAGGTAGTGCTTTTTTTACACTGCCATTTCCATCGTCAAATAAAGCTAAAATTCTCATTTCATTTCCTTTTGTTGCGCCATTTCTCAAATTTCTCGCGCCGTTTTTCCATCGTGCCGGCTGTTGCCGGTTTAAATTCGCCCTTGTCGCATTTAAAGCCGCCGAAGTAGTAGCTTGCTTTATCTTCAGCCGTCTTTGCTTTGGTACATCTTGCAAATCCGCGCATCGTGCCGTTTGCTTCGGCTTTAAAATCTGCGTGTAGGCAGTGGTAGCAGGTTTCACGAACGGTAACTATCCCAGTCAAACGGTATCAACTTGCCGCCGCCATCTCTCAATCGGTCTCTGATACGGGCATCAACGTTTTCGCGGAAATCTTTAGCCGACAAGTTAGTTAACACCAGCGTCGGCATAAGCCGCTCATATCGACCGTTGATGACTGAAAACAAAATCCGACCATCCGTCTCAGACAGGTTGCCCGCGCCAAATTCATCAAGCACCAGCAATTCAGGTTTTACAAAAGTTCCAACAGCCTCTTTCTCGCTTCCGCCGTTGAAACTGTCTTTTACGGTCTGAAGCATATCGCCAACAGTAATTACCACTGCACTGCGACCCGATTCGATAACCTTGTGAGCAATGCCACAGGCTAAATGATTTTTCCCAGTGCCACGCTTGCCTGAAAAAATCATGTTCCGACCAGTCTGTAAAACATCCTCGAAGTTTTCCGCATAATCGGCGGCGGCAGCTTTCGCCCTTGCCATTCCGATCACGCTTTCATCGACATGGAAATTTTCAATTCGGCAGTTTTTAAACCGTTCGGCAATGCCTGATCGGCCAATGCGTTTTGACATTTCGTCCTGCTTTAATTCGCTGACAAGGCGTTCGGCATATTCAACCGCTTCTTTTGCCGCTTTCAGCTTTCCGCAAACCGGGCAACCAGTCCAAACGTTGCGGAAAACACTCTTCGCCAAATACTCGCCATGCTCTGCGCATTTGCGTGTTTCCGTTTTGGCGTTGCCATAGTTTTTTAAAAAATCGGCGGTACTTTTCAAAGCCATATCCACCCCCTAGAAATCCGTTGTCGGCTGGTCGCCGTATTCTTTGCCGTCCAGTACATAAGCCGTCATGTTGTGGGTTAAGCCACCATTTCCGCCTGACTGTTTGCCAAAGGTTTTATTCCTGACCCAATCGGCGCGAAAACTTCCCCAGCCGTTGCCGATGGAAAACACAACTGCCTGAAATGCCGTCATGCCAACTTTTTGAGCCTCACTTGCAATCAGGCGCATAGCCGTTTCTGTCAGCGGTTGGCGTTTAGCCTTGCGAATTGTCAAAAAGTCTTCAGCGATTTGCCCTGTTATCCCATGCTCTGCCAACAGTGATAAATCGGCTTCGTGCTTGGTCTGTTTTTTCGCTGTTTTTTCGGGCGCTGTATTAATATCTACGTTAGTAGATATTTGTTTTTTGTTTTTTGTATTTATGTGACCCCCATTTTTTGGGGGTGGTGTTACCCCATTTTTTGGGGGTGGTGTTACCCCATTTTTTAGGGGTGGTACATTTTTTGGGGGTGGTACATTTTTTGGGGGTGGTACATTTTTTGGGGGTGGTGTTACCCCATTTTTTGGGTCTGAAATTAAAAAATATTCGTTGGGTAAACCGAATCTGCTTTGCTTGCCAATCAGCCCTAATTCGACCAGTTCGTTAATAGCTTTCTCAACCGTTTTTTCTGACTTGATTCCGGTAAATTTTTGAATCTGAGAAATCGAAAGACTGTCATGCGTTTTCTGCCAGCCTCTTGTTTTCCGGACAATCAAGATATAGCATTTAAGGGCGTTCCCGCTCATCTGCGACAGGTATTCATCGATAACTGAGTTTGCAATCTGAAAACTATTTGGGATAAATCTATCAATCGTCATTCCCATTCCTCCTCTTCCCATTCCTCCTCTTCCATGTTCCACAGCTCAATCCCAGACTTGGCAATCGAATAGTGAGTAATCGGATTCTTACAATTTCCAACCTTGAATCGCGGTTTATTGAAAATAAAACCGAGACTTTCTAAATCAAAGATTCGAGCGCATAACTGAGTAACTCCTAGCTCTTTATACGCAACTAACGATGTGATATGCCCATTTGCGCGGATATAATCGACAATCCGCTTGCATTGCGTTTCCGTTTGGTCTATCATGTTTACTCCTTTTGTTGCAGGCCTCGCGCCTCAACCCTGCCCCACGTTTCCGCGTGGGGCTTTCCTTTATCTGTCGCCCGTCTGTCCGGGCAGTCAACCGTCTTTCCGATTTGTCATAACTCCGTTACAATCGAGTTTCCACACAACAACCGTTCACGGAGTGAAAAATGTCCAAATTAGAACTAACCGATTTCCAAATCCTGCAACTGGCCGCAACATTGGCCGTATCGCACGATAATTCGCCTAAGAAAGCCGTTGAACGCATGTTCGAATACTCCGACCTGATACGGATAGAACTTGGCGATACCGAACTGGCAGAAGCCAAGAAAACCGAGGAGGCGGGGGAACTGGCCAACCGACTCGCATTGTTTAGAAAACTCAGCCGCTAGTTCGGTTGAGTTTCAAAAACTCCACCTGAAGCGCTAAAGCCGTTGTTTCTAAGTCTTTCTCGAAGCCTTTTGTCGCCATTTCCAATAAAGCCTTCTTGATTGCCGCCTTGTCTTTCTTTGACAGGCGGTTTTTATCTTGCTTCTTCATTTGCTTTCCTTTCTGCTAAAACTGTATAATTCATTAAAAAATAGTTACTTATAAAAATAAATCAGGGCGGATTTCTTCTCGTTTAATCCCTGTCAATTCTTCTATTTTCTTTGCGTTTGCAGCCGTTACCTTTGCACGACCATTCACATAACTGCTGATAAGTTGCTTCGACACACCAAGCGAATCAGCCATTTTTTGCTGACTGCCAAGTATCGAAACCGCCTTTTTAATCGCTTCCATAGTCAAACTCCTTTTTACATAAGTATAAAAAAACAATACGTAAAAGTCAAATATATTTATTCCTGTGAAGTCCAGTTTTTTTATACAATTTGTAAAGGAGTACGAAATGACTAAAGAACAAATCAACTTATCCGAATGGGTTTTTGCTGCTCGTGAATATGCAGGGCCTGAAATGACCCAAGAAAAATTAGCGGAACATCTTGGAAGAACAAAAGCAAATGTGTCAGCAATGGAAAACGGACGTTCAAAGCCATCGTTTGATCAAATGATGGAGATACACAGGGCAACTGGATATCCTTTGCCATATCAGCAAAGTGCAGGAAGAGACCTTGTTAATGGCAATCAGACAAATACCAGTTACACCCTGAATCAAGGCTTACCAATACAATCCAATCCTGAAGAATTAGGCGATGCAGACAAGCACTTTTTAAAATCAATGCCGCTTTTGGATATTGATATCGCCGTTCGCCATCTCTCCAACCCTGATAAGGACAGGACTCAAATTCAGGGTAATGGGGACAGGGCAGCAACATTTATTCCACACTCGGGGAATACCGTCGGCGTCCGCATGGCTGATGACGTGGAGTTTGCAGGGATAAAACGTGGCGACATACTGATAGTAGAGCCGAATATCCCGCCAAGAGATAAAGACTTGGTGCTTATTTGTATCGACAATACAGGCTACCTGCGCGGCATGGTGGGCAGGTTGTCCATTGCGATTGATGGGACGCATACCATTATCTACGATGGCGGATCAGGCGTTCCGTTGCCTGATGGCGCGTTTATTGCCGGAGTAGTCGTAGAGGTTAAGCGAAGGCTGATACCAACGGATATCTTATTAAGCCGGCTTGACCCTGATTACAATATCCACCAATCAAAACAAAGATGATAAAGGGGTAACCCCTATCGATAGGCAAAAGAAAAGCCCGCGCAATGCGGGCTTTCCCCCGCCTTAATGAAAGTGTAAATCATCATTATAAAACAATATTTTATGGTAAAATAAGAGCTTAAAAAATGACTAAATTTAATTGCGATATGACACACCAGCTTGCCGTATTTTCCCCTCAATCAACAGTAGAATTTGACAGCTTTGCCCAAGCCGATGAAAACACCTTTTGGTATGCTTCAGACTTAGCGATGATGCTTGGCTACAATGACATGCAGGCAATTTTAAAAGCAATCAACCGCGCACATTCCGTCTGCTTTCAGTTGGATATTCCGATCACTGAAAACTTTATTCAGACGGCCTCACATAATTGCGAAAATGATATTAAATTAACGCGGTTTGCCTGTTACTTAACCGTGATGAATGGAAATATCAGCAATCCGCGCGTAGCAGCGGCGCAAGCCTATTTTGCCAAGCTAGCAGAAGAAATTAACGCGACATTCCGCGACGCAGACGATGTAAACCGCGTATTCTTGCGCGGCGATATTACCGACCGCGAAAAGACATTAAACCATCTTGCCCACAGACACGGCGTAGAGGAATATGGCTTATTCCAAAATGCCGGGTATCGCGGCTTGTACAACATGAACATCAACAAGCTGAAAAACTACAAGGGCGTAGGCGACCTGAAAGGCTCATTGCTGGACTTTATGAACCCTGTCGAATTAGCGGCTAATACATTCCGAATCACGCAAACAGAGGAAAAGATACGCAATCAAAACATACAAGGGCAAAAGCCGTTAGAACGAGCCGCCGAAGAAGTGGGACGCTCAGTCCGCAATGTGATGATTCAAACGTCAGGCACATTGCCGGAAGACCTCAAATTATCTGATGAAAAGATTAACAAGGTTAGAACCGGAATCAAGCAGACAAAACGCGCCCTTGAGAAACACGACAAAAATCTAAACAAAGACAAGTAATCAGGTATAATGACCAAGTAGAAAGCAGATTGCATAATAACTCCCCTAGCTTTGCCGGCCTAATTGGTCGGAATAACAAGGCTAGGGGCTTTCTTTTTACCTAATTTTCAAAGTGAGAAAATCTCACTTTGGGCTTATGGCATTTATCCAAATATTCAGTTATAATACAGTCCTCTTAGCTTTATTTTGTCTAGATTGTTCATTATCAATTACCAAGCCCGCCATGCGCGGGCTTTCTTTTTTGCCTTGATGTACTTGCAAGTAAATAACGTGCAATATATAATCAGTACGTTTTTAATCAAAAGGACTTCCAAGTGACGACAGGAAAACCAACAGGGCGAGCCATCGGCGGAAAGGCAAGAATGGCGAAACTGACACCCGACGAAAGAAAGGCAATATCCGCCAAAATGGTAGAGGCGAAAAAAGCAAAGGCGGGGCTGCCTAAAGCAACGCATAACGGCAAGCTGAAAATCGGGAATATAGAGCTTGATGTTGCCGTACTTGACAACAATTCCCGCGTATTGTCCGCAACATCCGTATTTGAGGCATTTGACCGACCGCGCCGCGCAAACTCGAGGCTTGAGATAGACGGGATCAAAATCCCCGCTTTCATGGACGCAAAAAATTTAGAACCATTTATAAATCAAGATACTATGAAATGGATCAGGCCTGTAGAGTATTTCAGCGGTAATCAGGCAAAGACGGGATATAATGCCGCGCTTTTACCCGCAATGTGTTCTGTTTATTTGTCCGCGAGACGGGCAGGGGTATTGACGCAATCTCAAGAGAAATTGGCGGTCAAATCCGAGATTCTACTTGACGCGTTCGCACAAGTCGGCATTATTGCCCTTGTGGACGAAGCGACAGGCTATCAGGAAAAGCGCGAAAAAGACGCATTAGCCAAAATCTTTGAAGCCTTCGTAGCTAAAGAGCTGCAACCTTGGGTAAAGACTTTCCCGACCGATTACTACAAAGAGCTTTGCCGCCTGTACGGTGTGAAATACCCACCGCTGAAAAACAACCAGTTCCCGCAATTTTTCGGTCATGTAACCAACGACGCTGTCTATACCCGTCTTGCCCCCGAAATCCTGCCCGAATTGAAGAAGGCAGCGTCCAAGCAGGAAAAGAAGGCAAAACTACACCAGTTCCTGACAAACGACGTGGGACACCCCAAATTGCGCGAGCATTTGTCGTCCATTGTTACCATTTTGAAACTGTCCAAAGACAAAGAGGATTTTAAGCGCATGTTGAATATCGCCCATCCCAAACTCAATCACACAATGGACATCGATTTTTAGCCCACTGACCGCCTATCTGGGCGGTTTTCTTTTGTCTATTGGCAGGGGTTATACCCCTATTGGCAGGGGTTATACCGTTATTTGCTTCACATTTACCGCCTATCTGGGCGGTTTTTTTTGCGCCTGTATAAAATTAATTTCTTTTAAAAACAATAAAGTATAAAATTCAAACACTTTTAAGACTAAATATATTTGACTTTAAGTATAAAAAGATTATACTACACACATCGAAGCAAAACACAGTTCTTTAACAACTCGAAAGCGTAGTAACCGCCCTTCAGGTAGGCAGAAGCCGACAGAAAGACATCGAAAGATGGGGGAAATCGAACAAACGGTTACAGGCGATAGGCGGCCTAAAAGATAACAGCCTATGACGGTAAATTTTTTTAAACACTTGATAAACAAGGAAATCAAAAATGGAAATTAAACAATTTGAAGTAAACAGCCCTTCCGCAATGCTGATGATGCTTGCAAATATTTTGGCAGACATCGAAAGCAAAAAAGAGGCAAAAGAAGAAGAACCATTGCCGCCGGTAACAGTTACAGAGGCCAAAGGCATTAATGACTACGCCATCGGCAAAGAAGTGATTATCCGCACATATTCCGCAGGCGTTTGGTTTGGTGTGTTGAGCCAAAAAGCAGGCAATGAAGTGATTCTGACGAAAGCACGCCGTATGTACAAATGGTGGGCGAAAGAATCAATCAGCCTGTCAGGTGTCGCACGACACGGCATCAAGCAAGACGACAGCAATATTTGCGGTGAGCTTGATTCAGTATGGCTTGAAGCGATTGAGATTATTCCGGTAACTGGCAATGCAGCCGAATCAATTCGCACCGCTCCGGAAGTAGAACAATCATGAGCTACTTAGATAAGCCAAGTAACTACGGCTACGGCTACGGCAACGGCAACGGCTACGGCAACGGCTACGGCGACGGCAACGGCTACGGCGACGGCAACGGCTAAATGTAACAAAGCCCCTGCAACAGGGGGGCTTATTTAAGCGGCTGGGAACGGCTGTTTAAATAAGCAAGGTCAAATTATCGGTAGATAGGGTGAGCAATGCCAAAACGAGGGCACAAGGCTTACTGCCTAGCAACACCACAGGCAAGCAAGGGCAACGGCACGGAGAAACATCAAGCCCCTTCCTCTACCGATACCCAACAAGGAAACGACAAATGCGAATCTATGAAACAAGCCGCCCTGATTGGGGAATGGACGAAATGTACCGGCGCGAAGAATTGCGAGACGCAGAAATTGCGATTGAAGAACGCCAAGAAGAAGCCGACAGGAAGAATTTTGAATTATTCCACGAGCGAATCATGCAACACGTCATCAAGGAAGCCTACGAGTTTCGCAAATGCGCTATCCAATGTGATGAATTGGAATACTCGCAGAATGATAGCGAATGGCGGACTTGTCTGTTAGACGGCGCGGAATTTATCGAACTGAGTAGCAACAAGTACGAAAACGAAGAAATTAAAGACGCGCTGATTTGGGCAACCCAATCAAATCACGCTGATTTGCAAGTAAGCAAAATCGACGAACTGGCAAACCAATGGAAGGAAGCGGCATGAAAGCATTAACTCAATACCTGACAGACGAAGCAAAGCAGGCGCGGCGCGAATTTATGCAAAAGATCATCGCCCTGCCCTTTAACCCGAAAATCAAAGCCATGCCATGCAATACCGGCGCAAAGCACCCTGACATCATGCTTGGCAATGCCCGGCTGATTCTCTTGAGGCACTTCAATGAGATGGTTTCGAGGCTTGAGCGCAAAACCGACCACAGCCGCGCGGTATTGACTGCCGCGCAATACGGAATCTTCGACATCAATCAACTTTCGCAGTAGGTAAAAAAATGAAATACGCAATCAGAACAGTTTTAGCCGTGTCAGCAATCACAATCGCGGCTTGTAGCTTTTCCGGCAAAGCCGAGAAGCCGGAAGAGCCGGAAACCATCAGCCAAGAGGCTCAGATTGAACAGACATACGAAACCATGCCGGACGAAGTAAAGGTCATGGGAGACGCGGAGATTAAGCCATGCAACACATTTTGACAGGCTGTTATATAGCCAAACCCAAAGGCCATAGCCATATCAGCAAGCATTGCGGCGCACGAATGAGAAACGAAGACGGCGTCTGGCACGTTTGGCAAGACGTTGAGACATTCGCCCGAAACACTCATGCGCTGATTCTAAAGAAGAACGCAGGGCGCAAGAAAGTCAATAAGAAAACATTTAAGACAAAAGCGGCGGCTGAAAAGTATTTCAACAAACTCTTAGGAAATTAAAAATGACACACCCGACAAAAACAAACGCAATGGCGATTAAACAATTTTTCGATAGCGACGCGGCCAAACGGAAAATGCAAGAACTGATTGGCAAAAACTTTGCAAGTTTCGCAACTTCAGCCATGCAGATTGTCAACTCAAACAGCCTGTTACAAAACGCAACGCCAAAATCAGTGTTTAACGCAGCTTGCATGGCCGCAACGCTGAATCTTCCAATCAACAACAGCTTAGGCTTTGCGTATATCGTCCCTTTTCAAAATCGAAAAGAGAACGTAACAGAAGCGCAGTTTCAGCTTGGTTATAAAGGCTTCATCCAGCTTGCACAACGAAGCGGACAGTTCAAACGGATCAACGCCTGCCCTGTTTACGACACAGACGCAGAAGAAGATGTTTACCAACGCTTGACCTCACTCATTCCACGAAAGCCAAGCGGACAAATCATCGGCTATATCGCCTATTTCCAGCTTTTGAACGGATATGAAGCGAATCTGACAATGACGATGGAAGAACTGGAAGCACACGCCAAACGATACAGCCAAACATACAAGCGCGGCTTTGGCGTATGGGCTGACAACTTCGAGGCAATGGCGAAGAAAACAGTTATCAAGCTGCTGCTTTCCCAGCAAGCCCCGCTGTCAATCGAAATGCAAAAGGCAGTTTTAGCCGACCAAGCAATCGTCAAAGACGTGGAGGCCGAAGAGTTTGAATATATCGATAACCAAACACTGCCGGCAGAAACGCCAAAAATGGCGGTTTCCGATGAAATGTTTGAGCAACTCAAAGAAAACATCAGCACCGGCGATATTGATATTCAGACAGTCTTGGATAGTTACGACTTATCAGAAGAACAGAAAGCGGAATTGGATAAATTATGAGAATCCGATGTTCATCAATTCACAAGATTATCGGTGAGCCAAAAAGCAAGGCCGAAAAAGAAGCCAACGGATTAACACAGACGGCCAAGTCTTACGTTATCGACCGCCTGAAGAACGAATATTCAGGCTTCGAGAGTTTCACAGGGAGCAAAGAAACCGAAAAAGGGTTATTGCTTGAAGATGAAGCAATCCGTTGCAGTGGCCTGATTCGCGGCTTGATGTACAAAAAAAACACCGAACGGCGCGTCAATAATTGGATTACAGGCGAATGTGATATTTACGATCCGAAGCGTCAAACAATTATTGACACAAAATGCTCATGGGACATCGGCACACATCCATTCTTCAAAGAAGAAGCTGAAGCCAAAGCAGAAAAGGCCGGTTATGGCTGGCAAATGCAAGGCTACATGTGGCTTTTCGATTGTAAAAAGGCTGATATTGATTTTTGGATTTTCCCAACGCCCGAAGAGCTTTTAAAGCCTTATGACGATGTAGCCAATTTGGTTGAAGCGGTTGAGCGTCTGCCGTTTGAAAAACGACTGACAACAATCACAGTGTACCGTGACGAGAACGCAATCAACCAAATCAAGCGAAAAGCAGAGGCGTGCTTTGAGTATGCCGAGAAATTGAAACAGGAATTTGAGAAAGGTAAACAATGCTGAACAAAGTAATTTTAATTGGTCGTCTTGGCCGTGATCCTGAAACTCGTTTCATGCCGAACGGAGAAGCTGTCTGTAACTTTTCCGTAGCTACAAGCGAAAAGTACACCGACAAAAACGGACAACGCCAAGAGGCCACTGAATGGCATAACGTGACCATGTGCCGCAAACTGGCAGAGATTGCCGGGCAATACCTGAAACAGGGTAGCCAAGTGTACATCGAGGGCAAAATCAAATCCCGTAAGTACACCGACAAGAACGGCGTGGAGCGCACGGCTTACGACATCATCGCCAACGAATTGAAGATGTTGGGCGGTAATACCCAAACACCAGCGCAGAAACCACAGCCAGCACAGGCACAAGAAGATATTGACGACGTGCCATTTTAACCAACCACAGGCAGGCGGCCTAAAACGTCCGAGCCGTTGAGAGGACGGCTTCATCTTAAGAAAAGGAATTACCATGATTTATTTTGATGCTTTCACAGCCGAAAGAGAACAATTTGAAAATTTCATGACTAAAAATTACTACGCCCTCAAGGAGGATTTTGAAAAAGACAATCGAGGGTCGTATGTAAAGGAAAAAGCTAAATTTCTTTATATGGGGTGGCTTCTCTCAAAACAACATAAAAAAAAGAAAGCAAAAAAGAAAGCACGAAAGAAATTTTGTTCAACGCCGCCAATGCCTGAAGGTTTTTATGAGCAACGTGCATTAGAAAAAAAGGAATAGAAAATGACAGCGATAACAGCTTTTCAAGCGTCAGTAACGTTATTATGGGGCGCGATTTTAATAAATTACGCATTACTTGTTTATAACGTTCGCATTAAAAAGCAAAAATTTTCAGAAGCGGTAAAGTGCTTATATCCATCAGTATTTATGATTTGCGCCTTTGGCTTCGGTAATTTACTGATGTGGACGTATTTACTCACAAGCGGAACTATTACGATTAAATAGGTGCGCAAAAAATTCTGATTCCGTTTGAGCAAAACACAGGAATCAGCCTGATTAATTACAACCAATTCCGCAAGGACTTGGTACAAGCGGAAATCATATAAAAGGCATAAGAAAATGAAGCAGCGAGAATTTACATTTAAATATAAGTTCGGCGGCAAAGATTGGGTGGCATCTGTATTTGCTGACAGCGTGGAAGAGGCGAAGCGTAAAATTAGGGCGCAATCTTCAGCGGTTTACGAGGGCGAAATTGTGGCAAAGGTGCCCGTGTTGTATGGGGTTTCTTTTTTTAAGCGTTTTTTTAAAAGATAAGCAGGCAGAAGATGAAATTACTCAAAATGAAAGAAGTAATCGCGCAAACAGGTTGCGGTAAGACAAAAATTTATGCCATGATTAAGGCTGACGAATTTCCGCGCCCGTACAAGATTGGAACGGCCTCAAGATGGCGTTCTGATGAAGTGGAAAACTGGATTAAAACGCGCCCGGTTTCGTAGCAGAAAATCAAAAGCGGGTATTAAATCGGGTATGATTCAGGCGGCAATAACAAATATTCTTTAATTTACAGTAAGTTAGATTCAAAATGCTTTTATTCATTGATAATTACGACAGCTTCACCTACAACATCGTCCAATACTTTGCCGAATTGGGACAGGAAGTTTTGGTTCGCTGCAACGATGAAATCACCATCGAAGAAATCGAAGCTCTGAAACCGCAATATCTGGTCATCGGCCCGGGGCCTTGTTCCCCTAAAGAAGCAGGCATTTCTGTTGCGGCCATGCAGCACTTTGCCGGCAGGCTGCCCGTCATGGGCGTGTGCCTCGGCCATCAAACCATGGGCGAAGCATTCGGCGGCAATGTCGTGCGTGCGCAAACGATGATGCATGGCAAAGTCTCCCCCGTTTTCCATCACGGCACAGGCATGTTTAAAGACCTGCCCAATCCGGTCAACTGCACGCGCTACCACAGCCTCGCCATCGACCGCGCCACCCTGCCCGACTGCCTCGAAATTACCGCGTGGACGGAAGACGGCGAAATTATGGGCGTACGCCACAAAGAATATGCCGTCGAAGGCGTACAGTTCCACCCCGAAGCCCTGCTGACCGAACACGGCCACGATATGCTGAAAAACTTCTTGGAAGAATTCAAAGACTATCGTCCGCAAAAATCTTAA